CTTTTCTATAATCGATCCCCGGCGATCGGGAGGTACTCGAGCACTGCTCGAGATTTTTGCCACGCTGTGGCTCCGGGACCTGCGCCATTCTATCGCTCGGCGCGTGTGGGGACGGCGAATGCCCCAGCGCCGGTAACCAACCGACGTGGCGCTCACGCCCGAGCTTCCTTCCCCCTCGCGACTGCAAACGACTCAGCAGTCCGAGTGTCTACCGAACGTCGAGTCAGGCAAGCATAACGGCAGCGGCGCCTGCGACGCGGCTGCCCATCATCAACGTCTTATACGCGAGTGGTCCCCACTTTGCTAACACACTGCCAGCTCTGGCTGTGTAGTCAGCAACCCCTTTGAAAAACTTGTGCCAATCATTCTCGCTAAACTGTGGCACAACGCTCAACAGCCCCAGGAGCGCATTGAAATCATCAGTTTTAGTGCATTTCGGGAAAGAGCCCAAAACGAGCTGAGTCCCAGGCACGTAAATGAGATTGGTGAAAGCTGTGAAACGAAACTCTACTCTCGGGGCAACCGAAACGGTTGTGGTCTGGAATGAGGGTGTCAGGAAGCAAACCTCAAAGGAAAGAGGAAACTGAACACTCCCAACCAGCCGTGGTAAGAAAGGGGTGGAACCATTCTGTGCGTCATTGAACGCGGCAACGACGTAATCACGAGGCCAAAAATGTGGTTTTGTCCACGACCAAAGACCCTTTTCCAAAGGGAAACCGGCCCCCCCATTTGCAAGCTCGCTCGGCTTGGTGGAAGTAGGGGGAGCACCATTGGACTGGGTGAGCGCGGAAACCAAATCCGACGATGATGTAGAAAGAGGCCTGTAGGCTGTGGCTGTGCCGGCTGTGGTCAAGACGGGCGTCCGGAAAGAAGCCAACAAACCAGCTCCTGTGACGTAGTACTTCGTAACCAACGAATCCTGTCCCAAAAGATTTCCATTGAGCCAAAAGGTCGTCGCCACGAGGTTGTACTCAATGGTGGTGAACGACCATGAGGGATTCCAAGAAATCAGCCCTGGGAGGCCCAAACTCCAACGGAAACTGTACCAACCAGAACTGGAGATCAACACCTTAACAGGAGTAGTCGTGGTGACGGTGATAAGGCTCTCGTTGTTGGTACTATCAAAAGTTGCGGAACAATAGACAAGGACAGAGGACTGGTGAGTGTCGTCAGAAACTATATTGTCCTCTGGCGCCGCACGTGTGGCTGATAAACACAGGTTGAACCCTGATAAGCCACCCGTGATATTCCCCTGGAAGCGCCCGTAGCTGCCAGCGTTCACGTACAGCACTGCCTGGGAGACGCCCTGCGACCCAGGATTCCCATCGACGACGCTGTCGGCGCTGGAATCAATCCAGACGTAGACGCGGTTGTCAACGGGGTCTGTGGAAGCAGAAAGAGGCCGCAGATCAAACCCTGTCGGAAAGACGGAATTGGTAGCAGTGCCGTGCCCTGTGAGGGGCAGAGGGTACTGGTCGGCGGCCATCTGCTCGGGCGGATACCCAGTCCAGCTGAACGCGCGAACCTCTGACTGGAAAGACGACGAGAGCGCATAGTTCCATTGTCTGCCGGAGGTAGTAACGTTGGTGTTGTTGGGCAAGTACCCAAAGACCATGGGACACAACGGATCATTGGTGTGGATGTACGTGAAGTTCGAGCCGTACAGAGGAGTAAGGACCCCATTGGGAGAGAAAGCAGTGGGGACACTGTACTCGGGAGGACTGGCCAAGGCGTTGATCGTCGGATAAAGGTCGAAGTAAGTCGTCACTTGAGTTGACGCACCGGCAACACACTCCCCGGTCATCAAACTTGGGAAAGGGGGCAAGATGCAAGACGAGAAGCGGTCGGGGAGCATCAGGCTCTCGAGGAGACCCCGGTCTGTGTTCATCGTCGCATTTCGCCGCGTGACATACTTCTGAACTTCCGGCCTGGACTGTTGTTGTGCGAAACCGGCACGCGCCACGGTCATCAAGTGCGCCCGTTGGGGTTTCGAGATGCGTGAGCGACTCGAGGTCCTCCGCGCAGCAACCATCTCGCGAGCGTGTGCCACCACATTGCGGTCCCTGGAGTGAGACAGAGTCGAGTGAGATGACATCTTCCGACTTGGGTTGCGCGGACGGCCGCGTTGGTTCCGCGTAGGTTTGCGTCCTCGTGGTTTGACGGTGATTTTGACTGACTCTGACATTTCGCATGGAAAAATGCACTTTCTGGGCTATTTCGGCTCCACGTTAAATCCCGCGAGCCACGTGGTTAGCGCACCCAGGGCCCATGGTCGGGGGAAACCGTTGATGTCTGGCCCTGGGATCATCAGTCTCATGGAAATAGCCTGAGTGCAAGAAAAAAGGAAGCAGAGGGATCACAAGCCCCGCGTTGCCCTACCAACGCAATACTCAAGAGCATTGCTGTTGTAGAGACACGGGGCTTGGGCCGCCTGCTGCAAGACGTTTTCCAGGGACGCGTGACATTGTTCCAACGCCGTCACGTCGCCCAAAGTGTATCTGAGAGAGAAGTCCGCCCAGGTCTCCGGCAAAACATCAAACTTGTACTTGCCGTAATTCTGATGGACTTTGTATTGCGCGTCTCTCTCCAATGTGCCACTGTGTTGATATGTGGCATCAAAATTGAACAAACGAGCGTGGGTCTGCCAAAGCGCCCCAATCAAGGGTGCGCGACTGAGCGTGTAGCGCTCTGCAAACAGGCGATCGCAGATCCACTGTCTATCCGTAATCGGGGCGGTGGAAAGTCTCCATCCGGAAAGGCTATACCTTTCCACGGCTGGGAAAAAGCTCCAGGACAACTTCCCATTGATGTTGACGCGGGCGACATGGCCCCAGAGAAAGCCCAAGCGTGGAAGTTCATGCAAAGGCACAACCGGTCCGTACGTCAACTTAAAATTCAGCCTGGCCATCTCAGCCCTGTGGAGGGGAATGAGGCGGGGATCACGAAATCCGAGAATGTGATCGTCCCCAGCGGCCATCACCCCGAACAGCCTCTCCCCAAGGATGGCCCAGAAGCTCTCGCGCGTCAGTGCCCAGCCGCGAAGCGCACACATCACCCGGCAATGCGCAATCATGTTGGCCGCAATGTTTGTGGCGCTGTTCGCTGACGTGGTGTCTTGTTGGCCGGACATGCGGACAGCGTCGGCCAAAAACTTCCAAAACCACACCTCCCCGTTGAGCTTCCTCGCAGCGACCTTGACCCGGATAGTGCGAGCGAAGGCCTTCCTGCTCTGCAACTCCCACAACCGGAATTCTTTCCACAATGGTTCATCCGCTGCATTGGGGAAAACTTTCAAACGGGCGTGTATCTCTGCCCACAATGACTGGTGGGTCTGGCTGGAATCAAACTTTGAAAAATCCCCCTCCATGAGCCAGGCCCACCCATTGCTCCGCGCCCAGGAAACGAAGCGCTCGGCGCTGACAACGGCGTCACTGCCGCCATTGTAGAAACACGTGTTTTCGTGGTTGCAACACTTCTTGAGGTGGGAAATGTAGGCCTTCATCCGCAGGTGGTCGACCGCCCCATAGAGCCCCGTGGGGCAGAACTGAATCGCTCGCGCCGTACTGAGTGTAGAAACGGGCCAATGGTTAGGCCGTCCGGCGATGTAGTTCTGTGTTGCGTAGTCTTTCTGGGGGAAGATTGATAACCCCTGGGAATCCAAGAAAAGAAGTTTTTTCTCCCACTTGGTGAAAACGGAAGTAGTGAAATGTGGGACAGTCAAGCAACCCACGCCCAGTTGGGCACTCTCTTTGAAGGGCTTCATGTAACGACGTATTTTTGTTTGGTCGTACCCCGCTGCCCGTAGGTCGTCTTCCAACATGCGACTGGCCTGTGGCGAATTCAGTGGGGGCAGACCGATGTGTTTCTCCCCCAAGAACCAGTCCATAACCCACTCAAAATGTTGAAAGTCGGTGTGGAAGGTGTCAGGGGGGCACGGGACGACGCCTGGTTTCATGGGTGTAAAACATCTTTGAGCGACTGTCTGCTCCATGGCCAGCGCGTCAAAAGTGTGGGTCGTGGGCGGATTCGGTATCCACCCAGCCCCGACCAAACTAGGGCCGCGACAGGGCCGAAATGGCCCGTCCATCGGGTCGCGGTGGACCGTTCTCACATTGGGTGGCAGGGGCAGACTCGACTGGCCCATCCCCGCAACGGTGGGCAGCATGAACTTGGGAACCTCGCGCATGGCATCCGGCCCGGCAACTTGCTGCACATCCAAGTAGCTCTGGACGTATCGCCGCGCATAGTCGTACCCACTGTGTTGCTGCGACCCCCCTTTGACCAACTGACGTGTGCTGCCCACGACTCGGCCGCAGATGTGGCACCCAAAGTGCGTGTCAACACACCAATTGTGTACGGGGCACCGTTGTGCCCGCTGGCAGACCCCGCACTGACCAGTGCGGTTCGCCTCTCTGCCACATTCACACTGGCCTGTCACGAGGGCATTGAAGCGGGTCGCCCAATAGCTGTCAATGTTCTTCCCAGGGACGCAAACGAACCGCGGCGTGAAACTGTCGTCACGGACCATGCGCGCCAAAGTATCTTGGACCGTGATCCTCTCGGAGGCAACTGCAGCCATCGCTGCGACGTCGTTATTGTCGGGTATGACTTGCTGTTCCCTGGTTGCTGAACCCGCAAGGGTGGTAATGAGTGAGTAGTACGTGCCCACGTCTGGTTTGATCTCCAATTGGCGAGACATCCCGGGTACGCGCGTGCCAGCAGCAACATTGGCTGGTGTAGGGATCACCCGCCTCGTTCCTTGCAAAGTGGGCATGGCCGGCCGGCGCCTTCTCAAAGCCTGACACAGACACTGATTTGCGTAATCGGCGCAATGTGGGGCCGGTTGACGCGCAGAAACGCATGCTTGAGTGTGTGCCACTCTGTTGGACTGGTACCACCGCAAACGCCACGAAAAAGCGTTGTTGCCCTGGCCAAAGATCTTGGTGGTAATCTGGGTCTGCAGTAAGGGCTTAGTTATCAAACAAGAGCCCGTGAAATCATAGTAATCCTCCGCCGCGCGCAACCCAACAGACGTACGGAGGTCCAGCCCGTACCTGTCTATGGGTGAATCCCGAAGACCCATGTCCCAAAAAGGGAGGTGCGCTTGTAAGAACGAGCTCCACCTCTCGGAGTATTGGTACCACGCGACGCCCGGCCGGTAGCTGTTGGGCAGGGTGAGGGCAACATGCCCAGGGAGGCCGGGTGGCCCAGGCCAGAATTCGAGAAAGGCGTCAACAGTTTCCACATGAGGCTGGCCCTTGAGGTCCTGCAACGATTGAACGTCCAGCGCTGTCGACCCGAACGCCGTGTGTACCACAATAGAACGAGGGACGCACCCCGTATCCGAGCAAAAGTGCTTCATGAGGGAATTCATGCTCAGGGGGGAAAAGCTGATCGACTCGGAAATGGAAATTGTGGGTTCAATTCCCTTGACTTGGACTATGTAGTCCTGAAACAACTTGCGCGCGACAACGCCACAGAACAAACCTGATCCGTCTTCGTAGCGGTTGTACCCAGCGGGTATAGTGTACGAAACCGTGGTGTCCAGCTGTTGTCCGGTCTGGAGCGTGGAAGTGGCCGCAACCGCAACTGGGGCCAAATAGTCGGTGCGGACCACGC